ATTACAGATGACCTGACAGTTACAGATGATGCTTCTTTCGGTGGAACAGTAACAGTTTCGGGTGACAACGAAAAAGTTCAGTTAGGAGCAGGTAATGACCTTCAACTTTATCACGATGGCTCACATTCACGAATAAAAAACAGTACAGGTTATCTAATTTTAAACAGCGATACTGGCATTTTGTTAAAAAGTGAAGATGACGGTACAAATTATATGGTTGTAACAGATGCAGGTATTGTAACAAAGCCACTACAGCCTGCTTGTCATATAGAGCTTAGTGGTGTCGTAAGTAACCTTACTGTCGGAGGTGCTAGTAATCATACTATAGTTTTTAATTCAGAACTTTTTGACCAAAATGCAGATTTTGATACTTCAACAGGCATTTTTACGTGTCCAGTTGCAGGTAAATATCTTGTTAATCTTGTTCTAAGAGTAGAAAATATAGATACGGCAGCAAACACTTATGATTTTATTATAAACACAACGCAAAGAAACTATGGTACTAGAATGGACCCTGATGCTTTTGATAGTGACACTACGTTTTTTGTTTCTTCTACCGTTTTAACTTATGCATCAGCTAACGATACAATCAGGATTCAGTATTATCAAGATTCAGGAACATCACAAACAGATTTAGCAACAGCAGCTTTTCTTGGTATACATTTAGTAGCATAAGCCACGCTGAAATAAGCAAAACATAAAGGAGTTTTAAATATGGCAAATCACACTTATACGATTACACTTACAGATGACCAACAAACATTATTAGCTGATAATATATATACAGATACAGATAATTCAGGAATAGATTCTTGGATTCAAGATGCTGTAAACGGTAAGGTTAATCATTCTTGGAAAACTTTTAGACAAAATTGGACTACAAAACTAATGGACGATGAAAGCTTTACGGATAGTATACCGTCAAATCAAACTGACTTTGTAAAGTTAGTTACGGCTAGGTCTGATTATAAAACTCGTAAACAACGAGATGACGCATAAGGAGAGTTAAATGCCATACATAGGTAAATCACCAGAAATGGGTGTAAGAACACGGTACTACTACACTGTGTCTGCAGGTGCTACGTCTGTTAGTGGCTCAGATGACAACAGCAAATCGTTAACATTTTCAGATGGAGAATATGTAGATGTATCACTTAATGGTGTAGCTCTTGTCGCAGGAACAGACTATAATACTACTACTGCTAATACAATCGCAGGACTGTCTGCTATGTCTGCAAACGATGTAATAGAGGTTGTGGTTTACGATGTGTTTTCTGTATTTAGTGGTGATATATCAGGTGACTTAGCAGTAGGTGGCTCATTAACTTCTGATGGCGTTTTATCTGCTAAAGGGGGTGTAGTCTTTAACGAAGATAGTGCTGATGTAGACTTTAGAGTTGAGTCAAACGACAATGCAAATATGCTGTTCGTAGATGGTGGTTCAAATGTTGTTGGAGTAAATGCCAACCCGACTATGGTTGCTAGTGGTCAATTTGCTGTAGTTAAAGAAGGTGGTAGTGCTATTGCAGAAATTAATTCATATCGTAATGCAGTCGGTGGTTCAGCATTAATATTGTCACACTCAAGAGGAACATCTCAAGGTTCATATACTGTCCTTAACGATAATGACCAGATGGGTAGAATAACTTGGCAAGGTGCTGATGGCAGTGATTTAGTCACGGAAGGCGCACAAATCCATGCGGAAATAGATGGAACTCCGGGATCGAATGATTTACCTACTGCTTTAGTTTTTTCTACCACTAGCGATGGTGCAAATACAATTACTGAAAGAATGAGAGTTAATTCTAGTGGAAATTTATTAATAGGAACAACAACAGATAGTGGACCGCTTACAGTTTCAGCAGCAGGGCGATGTTCGGTTATGCACTCGTCAGGCACAAGTAACACACAAGATATACTGAATCTTATCGGAAATGGAAATACAACGAACAATGCTATTCGTTTTTGGCATGGAACAAATGTTGCTTTTTCTGGTGGTAGTGTCGTTGGAACAATCGTTATAAATTCCTCTTCCACAACTTATAACACTTCATCTGATTACAGATTAAAAGAAAACGTAACCTATAACTGGGATGCAACCAGTCGCTTAAAACAACTTAAACCAGCTCGATTTAATTTTAAAGTAAATGCAGACACAACGGTTGATGGATTTTTAGCTCACGAAGTTTCAAGCATTGTTCCAGAGGCTATTACAGGTGAAAAAGACGGTACTAGGACATTAACTAAGGTTGTACTTTCATCATCTAATGTTGTGCTTGGAGATGACATTGAGCAATCAGCATGGGCGGCAGGTAAATTAACAACAAAAGATGCTGATGGAAATGACGTTGCATCACTATATCCTAGCGATAGTAAATGGACTGAGGAACACGTTGTACCAGAGTATCAAGGAATAGACCAGTCCAAGCTAGTACCACTTCTTGTTAAAACAATACAGGAATTAGAAGCTAGAATAAAAACATTGGAGGACGCATAATGAGCAAAGCACGACAATTAGCCGACAACGGTGCTGCTACACCAAACCGTAACATGGTCATAAATGGTGCGATGAACGTGGCTCAACGAGGTACATCAAGCACAGGATTGGGTGCTTCTAATGGCTACTTTACGCTTGACAGATGGAAATTAGAGTTTGACTCTACGGCAGGTAGATTAACTATGACTCAGACTGCCGATGGTCCTAGTGGTTTTTTAAATTGTTTAAAGTTCGCTTGCACTACAGCAGATACGTCTATTGCAGCAGGTGAAATTTTTACCTTACAACAAAGATTTGAAGGACAAAATTTACAAAGAATTAAAAAAGGAACGAGTGATGCAGAAAAATTATCTGTAAGTTTTTACGTTAAAGGAAATGCCTCTGCAACTTATGTATGTGAATTGCGTGACCAAGATAATGAAAGACACGTTGCAAAAACTTTTGCCGTAACGACTTCATGGAATAGAATAGAATTAGTTTTTCCTGCTGATACTTCAGGAGCATTTGGTGATGATAATGCTAGAAGTCTTGATTTAAATATCTGGTTACACGCAGGGTCAACTTATACTGGTGGCACATTAGCTTCAACATGGGCATCAACTACGAATGGTAACAGAGCAGCAGGTATATCCTCTTTCTTTGATGCCACCTCTCGTACATTTTTTATTACTGGTGTGCAGATGGAAGTAGGAGAACCAACACCCTTTGAACATGAGCCTTATGGAGTAACTCAAGCTAAATGTTACAGATACGCACAAAGACACCCTTCAGTAGATTCTGGTGAAAACTATAATCAGATAGCTAATGGATTTGCAGGGTCTGCAACTGAAACTTTTCATTTTTGTAGACATTATGAAACAATGAGGGCTGAACCCTCATTAACAAATAATGGTAGTTTTAGAGTAAGATATAGGGCAACAGCTACAGATGTAACTTCTGCAACAACACTATCAGATGCAGGTAGTAACATGGACAATACTTTTTTAGTTGGAACAGTAGGGTCAACGCAAACTACAGGCGAGGGTGCTTTGTTAGAACAGAGCAATGATGTAGATGCTCATATAATTTTAGATGCGGAGCTATAATAATGGATATTAAAGAAGCAAAATATTATAATGTTCAAGGTGCGGTAGCAGGTATTAAACTTACATTAGCTGATGACTCTGTGCATTTTGTTCCTAGAAAAATAGGTAATCGCCATTACGATGAAATTAAAAAACAAGTAGACGCAGGTACATTAACAATTAAAGATGCTGATTAAATAAAGGAGCAAAGATGACACAACAACAATCAAACGTAATAAACATAGACGGTAAAGAGTACAAAGAGTCTGACCTTAACCAAGAGCAGACATACTGCATACGTCAGATACGTAGCTTACAGAATAAATGTGAGTCATTAAGATTTGAGTTAGACTCATCACAGATGGCACTGCAGTTTGCTACAAGTAAACTTATATCTTCCCTGACTACCAAAGAAACAGAAGACGTACAAGTACAAAATGCTGTAACTCAATAATACATATAAAGGAGTAAGACCATTCCAGACCCCATAACAATAGCAATGGCATCCTTTACAGCCATTAAGACAGGCGTAAAGTTAGGTAAAGATATACATTCTCTAGGTAAGGACTTAGGGAAGATGTGGACAGCCATAGATGACGCTAAGAACACACACGCTCAAGCTTCTAAAGGTAAGGGTAGTGCTCAAGAAAAAGCATTAACTACATATATAGCAGCCGTTCAAGCAAGAGACCTAGAGAAACAGCTTCGTGATATAATTATAGATACCAGAGGTTTCAAGGGTTGGAATGAATTACAAGCTATACGTCAGCAAGTAATGAAGGAAGAACGTGAAGGTCGGTATGCAGCCATGAAGAAGCGTAATCAAATAATGAACATACTTTCTATTATAATAGGGTTAGTTATTTTTGTAGGTGGTGCTGTTGGATTGTTTTATTTTGCTACGTATTTAAAGGAAGTATAATATGGAAATATCCCCTATAATATTTTGGAATGTAGTCTTAACGCTTATAATAGCACCTGCCTTCTGGACATTTAGAAACCTCATGCAGGAAGTCAAACGTGTAGATATATTACTCAACAGAACTAGAGAAGACTACGCTACTCGTAAAGAGATGCGAGATGACATGAAGGTTGTTGTTGACGCATTACACAGAGTAGAAGATAAACTAGATAGAGTATTGAGCAAGGAATAAAATAAATGGCAGTAGCATTTACAGAAGTTGGAAAAAAGAAAATATACGAATACTTTGGTATTCCACCTAATGCACAGACGGATGAAGCTGAAAAGATAATTAATGCTGACCCTGCTAAGAAGATGCAATATGCTAGATTTAAATCGTTTGCTAATCAAATGGCTAAACGACAAAACTTCCTTTATGGCGGTGACGTATCAAGAGTAATAGGAAAAGGTTCTGGTGGGAGTAAAGAATATGCAGTTAGAATAGATAAAGATGCAAAAGCTGAAGCTGAAGCACTAGGAGTAGCTTTACCTTCTAGTGCAAGTAGAGGAAATAGACAATCTGTAACTGCCGCAGCTAAAAAGTTTGAAGCAGATATGGCTGCAGCTAGAGCATCTAAAGCTGAAGCTGATGCACAGGCAGCACAAGCACAAGCAGATGCCGATGCCGCAGCACAGGCTCAAGCTGACGCACAGGCACAGGCAGGTGCAGGAGATCAGGATCAACAGGCAGGTGCAGATACAACTCCTCAGACAATAGAGGGTGCAACTATGCAACGCATGACTGACCCCACATTACCAACAGGAGCAGAACAACAAGCTACACAAATAGAAACAACACCTGAACAGTTTGTTGCTCAAGATACAGGAACAGTCACTGGACCTGCACCCACCGCTACAACAGCAACAGCTACACCTGCAGCACCTGTAGCACAACCTACACAAACAGATACTTCTACCTATGATGCTGAACGTGTTAAACAGGGTACAGAAGACGCACTTGCACAGTTATCAACAGAACAGGTTGATGCCACCGATCCAAGATTACAGATAGATGCACAACAACAGACAACCTCTGCTGTATCAGATTTAGATGCAGCACAGGGTACGGCTGACCTAATACAAAGAGATGGTGTAGACCTAACAGATGCTCCTACAAGAACTGTTGGAGAAGATGAACTAATTCAACAAGGTTATCAAGGACTAAGTTCTGTTGACCAACAAAGAGTAGCAGACACATTCGGTACAGGAGAGGTACAGGCTGCTTCTGTACAGGATGAACTGTCATCTCTTATGGCACAGTTTGAGGGTGGCGAAACCCCCTCATGGGCTGCAGGTGGTATGCGTAGAGCAAATCAAATTATGGCTCAACGTGGTCTTAGTGCTTCCTCTATGGCAGGACAGGCAGTTATACAGGCAGCAATGGAATCTGCATTACCTATTGCTCAGATAGATGCAGGTAATAAACAACAGATGGCACTGTTTAAAGCGGAACAACGTGCTAAGTTTCTGCAAATAGATTTTGACCAAGACTTTCAAGCTAAAGTTATGAACGCTGCTAAAGTTGAAAATGCTGCTAATATGCAGTTTAGTGCAGATCAACAGATTGTATTAGAAAATAGCCGACTTGTAAACTCTATGAACTTAGCTAATTTAAATAATAGACAGGCTCTTGTTCTTGCAGAAGCTAGTGCTTTAGCTAACTTAGATATGGCTAATTTAAATAATAGACAACAAGCAGAGGTTATGAACGCTCAGACATTTTTGCAGATTGACATGGCAAACATGGAGAATAGACAACAGGTTGAGTTATTTAAAACACAGCAACGTATAGGTGCATTGTTCTCTGACCAATCAGCAGCTAATGCTGCACAACAGTTTAATGCTACAAGTGAGAATCAAACAAACCAATTCTTTGAAAACTTAAAGGCACAGGTGCAACAGTTTAATACGTCACAGTTGAACGCAATGGAGCAGTTTAATGCAGGTCAAGCTAATACAATAGAACAGTTTAATTCTAGTATGCTTAATCAACGTGACCAGTTTAATGCACAAAATCAACTTGTTATAGCACAAAACAATGCAGCATGGCGTAGACAAATAGCAACGATTGATACGGCAGCTATTAACAGAGCCAATGAGCTTAATGCAAATGCTATACTTAATATATCTAATCAAGCCTATCAAAATCTGTGGCAATACTTTAGTGATGAATCAGAACGTGCATGGAAAACGTCAGAGTCTGAGCAGGACAGAATGACCCAGATTGCTATGACGCAGTTGCAAGCTGATGCTCAAATAGCTGCAGCAGATAAAGAAAGACAGGCTGCAAACTCAAGTGCAATAGGTGGATTTATTGCAAAGCTGTTTGGATTTTAGGAGAATATAATGACATCAAGATTAAACCCTGCAAAACAAAGTACCAAGAATATGCGTAAGATACGTAAGAAAAAAGGTATGCAGTTTAAAAAAGTAGTAGACCCTAGAGATGCCGTTGCAGCAAAAGGACTCATGCAAAGAAAGCCTGACTATGCAAGACGATCTACCCCACAAAGTAAAGATAAAGAAGAGCCTGTTGATTTTATTTTAAAAGCTATTGAAATGTTAAGAGAGGAAAAAAATGTTTAATGCTGCAATTCCGGGAGAAGGACTAACATCTGAAATGGGTTCACGCCCTTGGCAGAATCCCCCATCTATAGCAAGAGCAGATGAAGCTGTAGAGTATTACACAGAAAAACTTACTGACCCTAAGATGGCAGGTGATTTAATATCTATTATGGAAGAGGAAATACCTCTTACCGTAATAGCAAACTCAATAATTTTAAGTGCCGTAATGGAAGGTGTTCATACCATAGATGTAGGTATGTTAGTTAGTCCATATCTTATGGAGCTAATGGAACTTGTAGCTGAACAAGCTGACATTAAGTACGTTACAGGACTAGATGAAAAAGAGGACAATAGTATTTTAGAAACTCTTGCTGCCACCAGAGGACTAAAGAAAGCAGAAGAGAAGCTAGAGGAAAAAGAAGAAACTGTTAAACCCCCCGAAGAAGTAGAAGAACAGCCTATGAGAAAAGGGTTGATGGCTAGAGGAGTAATGTAATGGGATTAGACTTTGGTTCGTTGCTAGGTGGCTTTGCAAAACAAGCAACTAAAACAATAACAGATAGAGAAGATGCAGAGCGTGACTTAGAAATGCGTAAAAAGATTTCAGAGTTTACTAGCAGTCAGGCTGAAGCTAGAGAAATAGCTTCTGAAAATAGGGCATTAAAAAGACAAACAGATCAATTAATTTCATCATATAAAGCTTTAGGTTTTAATGACACAGAGGCTGCACAAGCAGCTAAAGCAGGACAAAAGATGTATGACTCTACGCTTTCACAACTTGAATTACATCCTGAACGATCTGCTAGAGTTATGTGGGGTATATCTGGAGACACTGGACAATCTGTTGAAGACATTGCAAATACTATGAAGTTTAGTTATGGTCCTACAAAATATGATGACCTAGATACATGGTATGACGCTACAAGTGTAAAACTTACACAAGCACAACTTCAATTAGAAAAAACACGTGGTACAGAAGCTAGAGCAGAGGTACAAAAACGAATAGCAGAACTAACTAAAGTGCAAGAGTCTATATTAGGTAATATTCCTGATGCAGGTAATCCTATGGAAGACGATGAAATAAGATTACTATATACACAAACACGTAAATCTGCAGGTCTTGAGGGAGCAGACTTTGGAACAGTAAATAGCAGAGGTGATTTTTTAGAAAGTGCAACTATGTTAGATGCTAATATATTTGATTATCTTCTTGCTTTAGAAACACAAGATAAAATACTTAAAGACAGACTAGGAGAATCTAATTATAAACCTAACTCAATAGGTGCAGGAGCATTGGCAGATATACAAACTCTTAAAAACTCTGCTTTAGAAAGAAAAATTAAATTTACTTCAAGTGAAGATACACAAACATTTGATTTTACAGGAATGTCTGATGAAGAGCAAAATCAAGCTATTGCAAATATTGATGCAGATAAAAATACGGTTGTAATAATAAAAAATAATGATGGTCAAACAGATAATATTATTTGGGGAGGTAGTGCTGCAGCAAGTTGGGAAGGCAATAATTGGAAGTATAGTTATCCATGACATTTACTTATGTAAAACCATCAGAAAGAAATAAAACAAACACTATAAACACACAAGTTTCTGGTGGCTTTAATTATATGAAACCCTCCATGCGAGGCATGGGTGGGTCACAGCCTATGTCTGAAGAGAAAAAAGAAGAAGAGAAAAGAAAAAAACTAGAGGAAGAACTAAAGAAACAAAATGAAATACCTGTTAACGAAGAGCCTATATCTATAGAAGAAGTTAATGACGAGGGTTTTTTAAAGAAAGCAAGTCGAGATATTGGTGGGTCTATTAAGTCAGGCGAACTGTTTAAAGCTATAGGTGTTGGAGCAGAGAACGCTATTAATCAAACAGCCGACATGTTGAGTGATGTAGGAGGCTATATTGAAGATAAGTTAAATCTACCTCGTATAGTTTTTGGTGATGATCCTAGAACAGAAGAAGTAGAAAAAGGCATACGTCTTATGAATAGAGACAGTGTTGAACAGGCAATGGCTGATGGCGTTATGAATATGAGAGATACTCTTACAGACGCTGTGTTTAGAGCCGATCTTATAGAAGACGATTTAGAAACTGTAACAGGACAAATAGTTAGAGATATAAGTCAATTTGGTACTGGCTTTCTTTTAACACGTAGAGCTTTAGGATTAGGTAAAGGATTTAAAGGGTCTGTTGTAGCAGGAGCTATAACTGAAGGTACTGTATTTGATCCAATGGAAGATAACATGTCGGCAATATTAAAAGAAGTACCTGCTTTAAACAAGATAATACCCGACTACTTAGCAACAGATATGGACGATAGCAAACTTGCCAATAGATTAAGAAATGTAGGCGAGGGTGCTATCTTTGGTGCTGCATTTGACGTTATATTTTTAAGTGCTAAACGACTAAAAAATAGCAGAAAAGCTAGAGATGAAATAATAGAAAATGGCAAGGTCAGTGAAAAGACAATGCAAGAGGGAGATGCCATAGAGGAACAGTTAGAAGATGCTATAGCAAAAAATAAACCACCAACTAAAGAGGCTATAAACTCTGATATTAAACAAGCAAAAGTAAAACAAAAAAAGTTTGACATTAAAAGAGCTAGAGCAAATACAGATGAAGAAACAAAGTTAGCAAAGCTAAGAGCAAAAAAAGTATCGGAAGGTAATAGAGAATTATCTAAACGTATGCTTAAAGAATTTGAAGAGGTAACAGGTAAAGACGTAACTAAGAAAGATGCAAAGGGCAACATCATAGGTAAAGATGATGCAAAGTATAGATTATATAGAGAAGAAATACTAATAGCTAATGCAGATGACTTTGATCTTATTAGAAAAAGAAATGCAAATAAAAAAGATACAGAAATAGACTTTGATTCTACTCGTACAAATGAAGAACTTATTACTCCATTTATGAGAGAAGAATACTTTGATAGGGTCATAGCTGTTGCAGCAGACCTAAGAGATAAAGCAATAAAGTCTGGTAAAAAAGACCCATTTAAAGACGGTAAAGTTATAGATAACTTATTTGATCTTACTGTTACTAAAGAGCTACTACCACCTGAAGAACTTATTGATACTCTTGCTAAATTTAATCTATCATTTGAAGACTTTATGTTGGTAGTTGTAGGACAAGGTTCAGAATTTGGTAGAGGCTTGCAGAAGTTTGGTGCATTGAAAGGTGTAGCAAGACCAAAGAATTTAAAAATAAGTCAACAGGCTCAAGATGCACTAGAGCAACAAGGAAAAATAAGAAAGTTTGTAATGCGTGTAGAAAATCTAAGACGAGGTTCTATGGTTTCAAGTATAGCTACCGCAGCACGTAACTTAACTTCAGCTATGATTAGATCACCACTTGAGTCTATAGGAAATATTATGGATGCTGCACTACAAGATGCAGTAGAAGGTGGTATAGGTAAAGGACTAAAAACATTAGCTTCTCCACGAAACTTTATGGATAGTTTGTCTCAAACTAAATATCTACTCAGAAACAATAAAGCTATGAAACAATACGCTGACTTTTTATTTGAACAAGAAGGCATGGAAAAGTATAGTCAAAACTTGCTAGGACAATTAAATGAAATAAGAAGAAAGACAGGTAGAGTAGAGGGAGATGAAATAGGTAAACTTGAATTTACTTTGCAAAGAGCAGAGGACGTTGTAGACTTTTTAAATATTCCTAATAGGGTGCAAGAATTTGCTGTTCGTAGGTCTGTATTTTTTGGTGAGCTTCAAAGGCTAATGCGTAGAGAATGGGATGGTGCAGACTTATTTGATCTTATGAATGAAGGAAAGATTAATGACGTAATAAAAAATGCTCCTACAGTAAGACCTAGTAGACCTGATGCTATGTCTTTTGAACAGCTTATGGACGAAGCAACTCGTAAAGCACTCGACATAACATATGCAAAACAACCAGACATCAAGTTCTTTAGAGACATGACGCAGTTTATAACTGAGAATGGTTTAACAGTAATTATTCCTTTTCCTAGATTTATGTTTAACTCTATAGAACTAATAGCAACATACGGTGCAGGTGCAAGTGTTCCTCTTACAAAAGCTATTAGTGGAACTATGAAACGTGCTCTATATCCTGATGAAATAAAAGCAATAACAAGGAAACTAACTTTAGCTAAGACCCCTGCAGAAAAAACAAAGTTACAAAAACAACTTAAAGAGGCAGAGGATAAATTTGATAGACAGCTTACTCTTAATCCAAAGAGCTATAAAAATCTTACAGCTAGAGACAGAGAAAAAATTACTCGTAATACATTAGGTTGGGCAACAGCTATTGGTTTTATACAGTACAGAATGAGTGATGACGCACCATCTGATTATAAAAAACTCCCAAGTGAAATGTTAAACATAGAAGGTGGAGAAATAGATACAACACCACAGTTTCCTTTGCGTCAATACTTATACGTAGGAGAAGCAGTTAAAAGATTGCGTAATGGTACATTTGGTTCTTTTTTTAACATGAAAGAGTTTACTGAAACTTTTGCAGGAACAAATATAAGAACAGGTGTAGGACACTCTATTATAGAAGACATAAGCGTTTTAGCTGCAGGTAGTTCAGACTTATTATTACAAGAAAGAATCAGTAGGTTTACAGGTAAAGCATTAGGTCAGTACCTATCATCGTGGGCAATACCAGTAGCACAAGGAATAGAAGTACAAAGAGCTATGGGTGGGAGACCTCTATCATACATGGACCTAGCTGAAGACCCTGAACTAGGTGGTGATGATGTTTGGAAATTAGGCACAGATAATTATTATTTACCTATAAGTAAGAAAGAAGTAGTTAGACCTCTTAGGCAACGTGGTTTTGTTTCTCCTAAAACAGAAGAAGAAGCACCATTTAGAGGTGGTATATTTAGAGAAGGAGAATCAAGAGAACGTGTTGCTCCTTTTGCTAGACTACTAGGCGGTATTAATATAACAGAAAAAGACTCTGAAGAAGGAGAGTATCTAAAGAGCTTTGGCTTTACTGAATATGGACTAGGAAGTAAATCACGTGTGCCTAGCATACGCAGAACAGAAGATAGTCTTGTGCAAGTAGCTTTACCTAGTATAGTAGATGGTGCAAAAAGATTAGAAAAACAAATGAAAAAAGACTACGCTAAACGTAGTCCTGAATATAAAGAAAAGTTTTCTGAAAGAAAACATATAGATTTATATGTCAAAGAGTATGTAAATAAAACCGTAAGTAAAATTAGAAGTAATATAAGTATGGGTAAATTTGCAAAGTCTGAAAGACCAAAATATCAAATGATGCAATATAACTATAGAAAACTTACATCCTTTCAAAGGCAGGGTGCTTCTCAATTATTTTTTCGTAAGTATAATAGAGAAGCAGACCCTTCAGACTTAAAAGATTTAGGTAGATTAGTAGGCATCGGTAGTAAATTAAAAATGAAATAACTACCTGCTATCCCCACTTCCACCTATCGTGCCTTTCTTTTTTCTTTGTGCTAGTTTAGTTTCATTCTCTGATGCAATCCTTCCAAGAGATATGCCTAAATCTTCAGCAAGATTAGCACAGTACCAAAGGCAATCGCCTATCTCTGAGGCAATCTGTTCTTTCCAATCTTTAGGCAAAGAACTTGTGCCATCCCTCACCAACTTTTTAACCTTATTAGCTACCTCCCCTGCTTCTCCTGCAAGTCCTAGTGCAGGATAGATTACCTTGTGTGTTGCAGGATAAATTGCTGTTGTCTTTGCGACTCTTTGATATGAATTAAAATCCATTGGGTATCTCCTTTTTAACCATTGATTAACTTCTTCTTGTAATGCTTGTTCATGCTCTGGCAGTAGTCCTGTTCTGCTCATGTTTCTGTACCTTTCTGAGTTTGTCAAAGTAAGCTTTATTAAAGCCTCTTTCCCATTCACGATATTGCATCGTGTCTTTGTGAAAGGGGTTTTTTATTTTACCCCGATAGAAATCATCTACTCCTCTCTTGAATTGTATTATAAGGGGTGCGTCATACTTACCTAATTTGTATCGTGTTCTATTGTTTCTCATGCTATGCTCCTATATCTACAATTTCACACACATCTCCACTACAGGCAAAGGTTTGACTACCTGCTGTGGTGTCTTCTTTTTCATAATCCATCAGTCTATTCCAATCAATGTTCTCAGGACTGTTTTTTAGCATAGCATGGTACTCTTCCTTTGTGCATTCTTGATAAGG